TAATGCTGGTGTCCTCAATCAGCATTGTGCCAAACGTCTCTGCTGCTGCTGCACGCTCAGACTTCAGGAGAGTTTTTTCCTGCCTCTCCTTCTCAGCCATCTTAAAGTCAAAATCAACCTTGGCCTTCGATGCGTCAAACCGTTGCTTGCCCTCAAGAATTTGAAGCTCACCCTGCCCATACTGACGCCCAACCTGGCCAATAGTCTGGCCAAGCGCAGTCATGGCTCTTGCTTGTGCAGTAAACGCGCCGACATCCGCAGGAGCGCCTAATCGCCCTGTTGCAAGTTGGACCTGCGGCCCCACGCCTTGGCCATATAGAGGTATTTTAGGCATCTATGACTCCAACTGTCTTTGCATGGTGGCTTTCTGCAAATCAAACAGAGCCTGCCTTTGTCCAAGAATTTGCTCTTGTTGCTTTGCCGATGCAAAGCCACCAGCAGCACTAAGCAAGCTGCCGAGGGCGGCTGTGTTAAATGATGCAGCCTGCGCACGGCCAGCGATTCTGGTCATTGCAGCTTGTGACTCTGCCTGCGTTTGCTCAATGGAAGATGCGTACTGAATACGCTGCGCATCACGCTCAGTGTTGAAATATGTATCCGCAAGAGCCTGTAACGGACTGCCCGACATGCGCACACCAGATGCGGCTGTGGCAACCCGTTGTGTTGCGATGAGGCGGTCAGACTGCCTGCGAAGCGTAGCTTCTTCATCACGGCGACGACGCTGGAGAAGAACAAGCTCATTTTCCCGAAGCTGCGCATTGTATTCAGCGACCTGTTCGGCAGAACGGGCAGCTTGCCGGTTGCCCTTGAAGCCCATGATGCCCTGAATTGCAGATGCGCCAGCCATGATGGTGGTGGGTTCCATTACTGCACCCTCGCCATTCTGTAGTAATCGTCACCTTCGACGCCGTATTTGCGCATAACGCCCTCGTTCTCAAAACCAAGCCACTCGGCAAACCTGTACGCCCTGTCGTCGTCTACATGAATGCTGGCCTGAACCCTGCGTAATCCCGTGTCTTGCAATATACTATTAAACTGCCGCTTTGCATAACGAGCAAAGGATGCGGGCATGTCAAGGCACTCAGGTGACACCAGTACCCATGCCTCGCCAGCGCCAAACCACATAACATGCACACCGCCGACAGCCATTACTGTGCCGCTGTCCTCTAGCGTGAAACCTACAATGTCATCATGCCCGACTAGCCCCTGCCGTGACTCCTTGGGGAAGGGGTAGTCTAGGNCAATGTCGTACACATCATTGTGTGTATAAGGACGTATTTTAAGCATCGAATGTGTTAGACCTCCGCATCACTGCCAGAATGGTCATTGGCAATGGCTGCGTCTGCCTAACGAAAACCCTGGCATCATTGTCGTACCCTGACGGGAACGTAATCTCTTTGTCTCCATCAAACAGCGGCACCGCCTCATCCATCGCCATGCTGCTGTCGCGGAACGGAATACGGTCCAGATTGTTCTCATCCGGCCCCACCTCTGCGCCAACAGTGTCGATGAACCGCACAGTTACGCCGTGGATGCGCTTAATCTTGCCCTGTGACACGCCATCATCAGCGCCACCCTCGAGGCGCAGCGTCTGCATCTTAGAGTCGTAAGAGTAGCCGACATGCACTGTGCTGGCGCTGCGGTCCAAAGTGACGGCACCGCCGCTCACAGTTTTGTCCGGGTGCGCCGCGCCGTCAGCCAAAATCTGCACCGTCTCACCTTCAAGGTGATTGAGGCCGGTAATCGTGGTTGTGGCCGTGCTGTCGTATGTCAGGCCGGAGTCTACATAGAAGGCATCGTCGATGTCGGTGCCAAAGTATATGTTCTCCATGAATACAATGTGCCGCACAGTAGCGCTGTTAATGGTGCGCTTGACCGATAGGTAAACCTGGTCTTCTGCACCGCTTGGGATGGCCGTGATGCTCTCAACTACGCCGCTGTCACCCATCGGATGACTATGCCAGCCAATAGTCTGGTTCTGCGGGTCATAGGACAGCCCAATCAGGGTGCCGTCAGAGTGAACGAACCAAAGCACAAGCTCCGGCTCTTGCTGCCACACCATGTCGCTGATGCCGCCGCGTGTCAGATGTTCTGCCAGTATGGTCAGGTCGCGGCCTACTAGGCCATCAGTGTCCAAGTCAAACGTGACCTCTTTAACCTTCTCCAGCCCCTTCTGCACCATGATGGTGCTTGCGCCGGCACGAAGCGGGCGCACATCACCAGAGCCGAAAGTTGTTTCACGTAAAACATTAACGCTTGTAGGTGTGACAGGCTGGGTGCCAGTGCCGCCGGAAAGCGTGAACTCGGAGCTTGTCGTCATGATTTGCAGGAATCGGCCCGGAATCATATGGCGGATGACGTTGACCTGACCGGATGCAATCGTGATGTTGATGGCATCGTCGTCATTCGTGCCAGGGGTCATATTCTCAAAGTCGGCTGTCTTTGAGCTAAAGATGGTTTGCGGCTGTCCCTCAGTGCCAGCGAAATACAGACGCTCCTCATAGAAAGCCACAGCGCGTGGGAACTTTTCATTGCCGCCAAATGCGCCAAGTGACCAGCGTGTGTTTGCGTTTGCAGAGCCTACTGAACTGTCAGGAAGCCGTGAGTTACCATATTGGTCCTCATGCACATCAGCCGTAACAACCGTGGCGCTGGTGTAGCCGGTGATTTTTACATGACCATGCTCGTCGTGCAGGTATTGCCAATCAATAGAACCGTAGGTCTCAGTGCCGCTCAGATGCACAGGCGGCGTGTTACCGGACGTTTGAGTGCTGCCAGTAACTTGTTTATAGACGTGGCCGTCGTAACGAACGGTAGTGTTGTTGGCGTAGCTAGTGCTTGCCGCCCACTCATCATGCTCAATCTCAAGAATTTCACGGAAGCGTATATAACGGCCTACATCGTTGCTGTTAAATACATCAGCAGATGCCGTGATGGTAATGCCACTGCCAGTCGCCGCAGATGCGTACATTGTGGTGGTGGTCGTGTTCTCGTCCAGCCACGGGCCATCAATGAAGTCGATGTCAGATAGTGTAAAGCTGGTCGCGGTATCCCGCGTTAGCTTGGCTGGCTCATGGTCCTTGTGGACCAGGTACAGCACGTCTGCTGACTGCACAAAGTTTAGCTCGAAGACCTGCGCCTCTGTGTAGGTCGTTGTGTCTTCAACAATCTTGCCAGCAGTGCCGCCGCTAGTGTATGCGGTGAAGCCGGTGCCGTTAATGCCTGAAAGCTCAATGGTGTTTGTTGTTTTATTTGCAACAGTAAATTCACGATTATTCAACTCCACCATGCCAGCGACATCTTTGACGAAGATGCGGTCGCCGTTGCTAAGACTGGTGCCGGTAATCGTCAGCACAACAGGGTTGGCCTGTGTTGCGCCGCTGATGCTTTCAGTGGCCTCTGTCAGAATGCCGCCATCTTTGAAGTAGCGGATATAATTTGCCCCAAATTCAAGGACATAGGCTTGCTCGTCGCTGTACTCAAACGGGATGAGCCTGACCTTGCCGCCGTCTTTTGACGAACCAGCATACTTGGTGCCCGGCCTGCGGGTGATGCCACCTTGCGGAAACACCAGCATGTTCTCCAGCTTTTGAGCGCCGCTGTTGTACTTTTGCAGGTCTATGCGGCCTTCAAGGCGCGGAGACAACTCTCCTGCTTGAAAGTTTGTGACAATAGTTGAAACGCGGGCCATCTCAGAACCTTATGTTCACAAAGTCATCAGCAATAATCTTGTCGGGGTAGCCTTCCATGCCGTCCATTGAGCGGGCCTCGCGAAGGCGTTGCTCATACAGAGCTTGCATCTGCTGCGCTACCGTTGTGCTGCCGGTGATGGCATATGCGGTTTCGGCTGCAAGGCGATGCGCAATCGTATTGGACAGCATCGGGTCAAACTGTTCTGTGTCTGTAACACGCCCAATGTAGGTAATCTTGCAGGTGCCTTCGTTGCTTAGAATCTTGCGGCCTTCAATCTTGTACATAACCTGGCTGTCATAGGCTGCAACCTCGTTGTCCACGTTGCTGTTCCAGAAGGACAGCACCCGTAGGCAATACGGGTCAGTGGGCATAGTGTACTGATAGGTAAAGCCAAAGGCTGGGGCAGTTGAGTCACGCGCAATCTCTGCGCGGGTGACGGCTGTGTTCCAAGGGTGGGAGCGCAGAACCGCATCGCGGACGGTCTCAAACCGGCGGTTACACAGGCGGGCTTCTTTTGAGTTTTCGGTGAGCGATGTAATGGTTGCCGCACCGAGCAAGTCCATCGCNTCGTTACAGATGTCCACTACGGATGGCATTACTTCACTAACCTTTCCAAATCTATGAGGACGCCTTCACTCGTATTCGAGTCTCCGCCCTTCCAAACNTTGCCTTCGTCTTTTGCCTCTTGCACAAGAGCCTTGAGCCGTTCTGTTGGCAATATTATCACAGTTTCGCCGTCAATGATAAATGCCCAAAACTCAGCCTCTGTCTTGTCAATGCCAGAAGCCTTCCCCCTAGAAAAAAACTCCACAAACACTCTGCCGGTTCGTGAAGCCTTGAAATCTCTCTTTATTTCAATCGTTCGGTTTTGCAACACGTCAGCTAACCAGCTTTCTGCCATCTGACCCACTTTGAGGTCATACTTGAAATCTCGGTTAAACTCCACGCAACGCTCCCCCGAGCCGGAGTAAGAAGGGGCGGTTGCCCGCCCCCTCTGTCATTAGTTTACGACGTACTCGATGATGAACGCCATGTCACCTCCGGTACCGCCAGTCGCGCTGAACGTCGCAGCAATGTAGTACACATCGCTGGGGTCAGAGCTTTGGCCCGCAAGTTCCCAAACCTGCTGACCGGTGGTGTTGATGTTAGCAACTTCATAACGGAGTTCCGTCATGCCAGCCGCATCAGCAACATCGGTAGCCAGCGCGTCTTCATCCACGACCACACCATCGTTGGTATAGAAACCAACATTAAACGTGCAAGAGCCGCCCAGGTTGTCAGAACCTACACGGATGGACGAGATTGTCGCATGGGTTGGGATAGGTGCCAGCATTACGATGTCATCGTCAGTGCTGTCGCCAGCCGCAAGAGCTACATTGCCCTGCGCTACACGGATTTTACCGCCAAGCTCAGAAGCGTTGTTAGCAACCTGCGGGAGAGCCTCAAGATTGGCAATGAGGTCTGAGTTTTTAGTCGTCATTGTCTAGCTCTCCTCTTAGTCTGGGGTTTCGTCACAGTTGACCTGAACGACTTTGGCCTTCTCCATGCGCACCGCGCCGATGCTCATGCAGTAGTACACCTGAGTCGCGTAGCCCTTGTCGGAACGCTCGTCGATGCGTGCAGATACATCTTTGCCAATACCCAGGGTGATGCCATCCTCGGCCCAAGCGAAACACTTACGAACATCGCCAGATGCAGCAGATTCTGCGTCATCAGTGGTGTTCAGGCGGTTGGTCATGATGAACTTGAAACCCATGAAGGTGTCGAGTTCGCCCTGTACCAGAGCCTTTACAGTGTTGAAATCGCTCGAAGTTACCGTGGTGTCGGCCAGCAGATTCTGAATCTGGCTCGGACCAGCGGCAAAGTAACGAGGAATCGACGGGTCAACATCGCCACGGTCAAGCAGTTCCTTTGCCTCACGCAGCTTGGCGAGGGTCAGGTTGGTATTGCCGTTAGCGATATAGTTGTCGTCAGAGGAGCTAAACGCTGCCTCAGTGCTGCTGCCGGTTTCGCCAGTAGAGGCTGCACCAAGAGCGGCGGTGATAACGACATCATCCATTGCACGACCCATAGCTGCTGCTGCGGCTTGTGCGTAAGACGAGGTCGGGTCGATGAGCATGCGGATTTTGTCCTGGTCATCAATCAGGTCAGCGTACTCGTAGTCCGCAAGGCTCAGACGACGCCGCTCATGCGGTGTGTCAAGCTGCGGAGTGTCGGCATGGCGTGAGGTGCGAAGCTGCGCCGTAGCCAGACCGATTTGGTCGATGAAGGCATTCTTGCCAACAACATTCTCAATGCGCACCGCGTCACGCAGACGGGAACCCATCTGCTGTGAGAGCATCTGCACGTTTGCAGAATACTGTTGCACAAATGCCGTAGTGACTTGAGTAGACATTAGCCTACCTCCTTCTCTACAGTTGCATTTACAGTAAGTTGCGGCGTGCTACCCTCACGGACACTCCTAGCTTTTCTGGCCTGCTTGCGGCCACCGACTTTCCGGTTGTCAGCAGGACGGGCTTCCCCGCTACCCTGCGTCACCCACTCGTAGTACTTGTCTGCGAGTAAGTGGGGNTTCAAGACATCTCTTTGCGTACCATACTCAAGCGCAAGTCGCAAACATTCCATCCTGATTTCAACAACATCATCCATGGAGCATTTCCATTAGCTCTTGCACTCGGTCAATAGCCTGTTGTCTGCCGACCACATTTTTGCGGTCAGTATAAACAGAGGAAGCCATGATGCTTTCAATCTCAGCCTGCGCCTCACGGCGGGACAATGTGCTGCTGATTGTGCTGTCAGCAACGGTGTCCTCGCTTGTTACACTGGAGCGAAACTCGGCCATATTGGCAAAGGCTTTGATGAAGTCTGGATGGTTGCCGACCTTGGTGCCATCAGTCAGACGCATCTCAAGCAAGTCACTGCTGCCAAACTGCTTGGCAATCTTGCCTGCGTCTTCAATGCGCGCATCAAACTCATCGCCCCACTCTTTTCGGAGCGCCATTTCAGTGTTGTTGCGCTGTTGGCTTTCAGCGGCCTCGCTCATGCTGCCGCTTTCCTGCACCATAGCGCGGTAGTATTCCAGCACACCATTGGCTTGGTCAGGCGTCAGGCGCAGGTTGTGCGCTATGTCAGCATAAGACTTTGCAACCTCTTCAGTGATAATGTTGCCATCAACAGGAATCTCGTAGCCTTCCGCGCTTTCGGGACGGCCAAGACGGCTGTAGATGTTGTCAAGGTCTTCAGTTGTTGGGTTGACTGGCATCGGCAGCTTGTCCGCGCCAATCAGGCGTTGTGCGTTTACATAAGAACGAGCAAGGTTCTCGACATCCTTAATCGGTCCCAGGCTAGGGTGGTCACGCAAATCCTCCGGTATAGTGGATAAGAAATCGTTACCAGACCCGCCCTGTGCAACCTCTGCCGGTGTTTCCAGCAGGGAGCCTTCAGGCTGGGCTACCTGTTCGACTGCTTCTTCTGACATAGTTACTCCTGTGTCATCATGTTGTGAATATGAAGCAGGACAGCGCGTTTGCCCTCTTCAAATGCGGTGGCATTCGCATCGCCAGCCACATAGCTGGANGCCCTCCAGTTCGCGCGGGCCTCCAAGTCCCGTAAGACCTTCTGACCGCCCTCGGTCTCAAAGGTCTCCTTGTACATATGCTTTAGCTTTTCGATGTCCTTCACGATTGAACCATCCT